AGATTTGAAAGTATATTTAAGGTTGTGAATGCTCTTGATATTAAGCTTGTTTATGCTTAATATTATTTTAATCAAAAAAGATTTTGTGTTTTATACTTTCCCCTGTTGTTTTTTCTATGTGATCTTCAAGTTCATAAATTCTCATTTCTAAATTTCTTATTTTTCTTTCTGCTTCATTTGCTTTGCTGTTTGCTTTGTAGATGTAATATACCATTGCTATTGTTATTATTATGCTTATTATTGTTTCCATTGCGCCTATGTAATACATTTGTGTTATTCTTTTTTCCATTTCCTGATTAATGTTTTGTGTAAATTTTGCTGATTGTTCCATTAACTTATTCATATTGTTAAGGTATTCGTCCATTTTTTCCCTTTTTTATTTTATTTCTATTTTTATATCTTTTTTAAGCTTTGTATTCTTTACTTGCTTGCTATCTCCCAGTCTTTGCATTATTAGTTTATCGTTTGTGCCTATTATTCCAACTAAGTATTTATTAAATTCTATTTTCTTAATTATTTTTATATCGTTGTTTGTCAGATTTTTAAATCTTCCGTTTAGCATTTTTTCACCGCTGTTATTTTGGTTGTAAAATTCTATGTTTATTACCCCTTGTTCTCTTGTGTAGCTCCATTTTTCGTGTATAAATTTGCCATCTTCTATATCATAAATAAATCCGTCATCTTTTATTTCAACTTTCCATTTATTGCCTGGACTTGTCATAAAATTAACAAATTGATTGTTCTCTGTTGTGATTTCCCATTTGCCCATTATATTTACATCTTCGCCAAATTCATAACAAAAAGCATTTATTGAAAATATGAGTATTATTAGTAATTTTTTCATTTGTTGATTTCCTTTTCTAGTACTTTTACTTTTAAGCTTGATAAAAAATATTCTTGTTCTATGTCTGATAGTTTTTCAAAATATTTTTTTAATTCATCTATTTTTGAAGTATTTTCTTGCGTAGAGTTAATATTTTCCATAATAAAATTATATAGTTTAGGTCTTGACTTTTCCCAGTTGTATAGAGTTCTTAGCTCTATTTCAAGTAAATTAGCGATTTCTTTTTTTTCCATATTCTTTGAAATTCTTTCATTTTTAATTTTTATTTAAGTTACATTATGAAATAATTTCATTGTTCGTATGAAATGATTTCATATTTCCGATTTTATCGAAAGTATGTAAATTTTGCCCTGAATATGGCTTTAAACTGTTCTGGCTCCGTTTGGACGAAACACCTTTTCGGAGCCAAGTTAAATGGTGTTTCAAAAACAAATAAATAAAAAAAGGTGTTAAACATGCAAATCGTTAAATCTGACTATGATTTAAAATACATTCTAAAAGGCGGTCTTGTAAGAAGTTCAGCTTCTGGCAAGTTTGAGGGTAATGATTACTCTTCTTCTGTTCGCATATCTTCATCAAATATCTATGACGTCGAAAACGAAAAAACTGGCTTTACTGACGAAGTAGAGCAAAAGGTTGTTTTTAAAATTATCTGCCCAGATAATAACACGGCTGGACTTGTAGCAAGTGCGATTAAAGAGAAATTTCGTAAAGGCGAAGAGATACCGGTTGAAGGCGGTTTCCCAAATGATCAAAGAATAATCACAATAGCAAATCCAGTTGAATACTTCCTATTTGATACAAAGCCAGCTAAAAAGGCTGAAAACAAGTAAATAAAGGGGTTTAGCCCCTTTAACTATTTATATAAGCGTGTTTCCTTATATAAGTAGTTAAGGCTACTAAATTTCTTAAAAAAGGATTTCAGATGAAATTTCTTGCTTCTGCTAAATCTAAGGTTTTAGCTGGTGTTGCGGCTGTTAGCGTTCTTTCAAGTAACGCTTTGGCTGCTGGTATTACTATGGCTTCTGACGGCACTGTTACAGGTGATCTTAATGTTGGTCCGTTTATGAGTATCGCTGGTGCTGTTCTTGTTGCTTATGGCGTATTCTTCGCTGTTAAAAAAGGTCTTGGTCTTTTGAGATAAAAGGCTTTTTCTCTTTGAAATAGTGTTGCCCCTTAATTGGGGCTAATTTTTAAAAAGGTTAAAAATGTATTTTGATTTTATAGACGTCACGAAGTTTGGTATATTTTTAAACTCTTTCTTTGGTGCTGTGATCGTTTTCTTTGCGATAGTTTTTTCCATATCCTCAGCCTTAAACCTTTTTAAAAATTAGCCCTTAAATTTATAGCTTAAAGCAGAGTGCGAAGCAAAGCTTTAAGCCGACAAACGAAGTGCGTCAGTAATGTATAGGATATAAATATTATGGATAAAGTCTATCTAAATTTAACGCTCGAGCAATATAACTTCTTGATGTCCCTAACTGGTGCGTTATGTGGTTTTTTGCTTTGTATGTTTGTTTTTATAGTCTTATCCAAAATTTAAAAAAAGGTGTTTAAATGTTTAGTGTTATCGGTGTCCCAGCTTTTGACTACTTCTTTTCTATATTTATTTGGTTTATGATTTTAACTCTGCCGATTTGCGCTGGCTTAGTCCTATTCACAAAAAAGGTTTTTTAAGGATTTCTTATGAAATTTCTTATAAAACTTTTTTGCCTGCTTAGCTTTTTAAGCTCTTTTGCATTTTCGTCAAACACTTTGCTTGGTTTTGATGATGATAATTTTCCTGCTGGTGATCTTACTACTGATGATATTGAGTTTTTTGATAATTATAGTTATGCAAAATATAAGTCTAATAATGAGTTTTACTATATTCTTTCTTTAAAGCCTTCTAGTTGGGGTGATTTATATTATTTTGGAAAAAAAAGAAAATCTGGTGTTTATGGTAGTTTTTCTAGCGGTGCTTATTTGGTTATTGAAAATTATGCTTTTTCTGGTAGATATGCTTATTCTTATAATATGCATTCATATTATGAATTTACTGAAGAAGAAAGAAATGCTGTTATTTCTTATTTCCCTATTAAATATTTAAGTGCTGAGATCATTTTTAGTTGCCCTACTGGGACTAATTTTGGCATAAATTCAAAAAAATGTTATCCAGTTTGCCCAGCTGGCGAGTCTTGGGATTATAAAAACGAAGTTTGTTACTCTGATTGCACTGATAAAAATTTAAACAAATTTGGTTATTCAAATGGCACTTCTCAGGGCGGTTGCGTTGATTGTTCTAACGCTTTTACTGATCATGATATAGCTAGTTGTATTTGCTCAGGTTTTGGCACTACTTTATCTGAAAAAGGGGCTTATTTTTCTTTAGAAGGTAGCTCTTTTGTTTCGTATAATTGCGCTAATGGCTCTGATATAACTTTTAAGCGCCGTTCAAATGAAAACCCTAACAAAGACAAAGATAACAACTCTACAAGTTCAAGCGATAAAGATAAAGAAAATCCTAAACCTGACAAAGATAAGGATAATCCAAATCCTGATAAAAAGGACAATAATGAAAATTCAAACAACTCTAGCGGAGAGAGTGGCAACTCTTCGAATAATAATAGTGGTGGCTCTGCTGGTAATGGTTCTAGCGGTGGCGGTGGGACTGGTGTAGAAACTAAGCCAAATCCTAATAACGGCAATGGCAAAGAAGACGGAAAGGGTGACGGCAATCAAGACGGCAAAGGCGAAGAAGGCAAGGGCGATGATAATGTTGGACCTGCTAATTTAGATTATGAAGGTTTAAAAGCTAGTTCTGAAACTTTTGAGGGTCAATTTAAAACTGCCATTGATGATAGCTTTAGCTTTGTAAATGATGTAAAAGCTAGTTTAACGGATACTATCCAGAAAATCAAAGATGGAAATTTAATGTCTTTTAAAAAAGGGGCAGTGCCGACAACTTGCCCTTTGAGCTTTCAAATTGATATGACTTATTTTTCAAAGAATTTAACTTTTGATTTTTGCAAGATTGTTTCGCCAGTCTCTTCATCTCTTTATATTTTATTTTATTTGGGTTTCTTTATCTTGTTTTTGGTTGTAACTATTAAATTATTTATTTTAACGTTTATGGGGTGGTAGTTATGCCAGCTATTATTGCAATGATTGTTAATTTCTTTGGTTTCTTCAAATGGGGCAAGATTGTTGATTATGCTCTTCGTGCGGTGGCATTTTCTAAAATGGTTATCATTAATGCCATTTTGGGCGGTTTAATTCTTTCTTACGCAACTGCTGTTCTTTATATAATCAATTTTATATATTCTAAATTTAACTTTGTTGTTGATTATGTTAATAATTTGCCAACTGGTAATGATAAAATTTTAACTACTGCTTTGGCTTTTATAAAATCTCTTGGTGCTTGGAATGCTTTTTGTGATGTTATGGCTATCTTCTCACCTATCTTTTTAAGCTTCTTTCTTATCTATGCTACAAAGATTGGCATTGTCGTCTTTAAATTTGTTCGAGAAACAATTTTATCTTTTATTGTTGCGAAGTCTTAAAATGATTACATATTTGATCGGTAACCTTGGAAGCGGTAAAACATATTACGCTGTATATATGATTTATCAGACCTTTTTATTTGAGCCAAAAAAGACCTTCTTAACTAAATTTGTTAAACCTAAAGAAAAGCCAGATTATTCTTTTTGTTATACGAATATTAATGAGTTTAAATTTGAGCTATGTGATAAATTTAAAAAGTTTGATTTTGATGAATTTTATTTAGGCTTAAGAAATTTATACGCTCTTTACAAGACTGGTGCGACCGATAACGAAGTAAATGAGAAAGCTAAAGAGTTAAATTTTTTTGGTTGTGTTTTCGTTCTTGACGAGTGTCACAACTTTTTTAAAAATCAAAAAGATGAAATTCTCGTTTGGTGGCTTACATATCATAGGCATTTATATCAAGATATCTATTTAATTACTCAAGATTTAACTCTCGTAAATAATGAATATAAACGTATTGCTGAGAAATTTTATAGGGCTGTTGATAGCTCGCGAAGATTATTTTCGAAAAAGTTTCGTTATGAAATTTATGCATCTTATAGGCTTTTTAAAAAAGATAGATTAGAAATTATCAATATTCCATTTCTTCAAGAAGTTTTTGATTTATATCATTCAGGGCAAAGCTCAAATAAAAAATCATTTGTTCGCTTTTACTTTTTCTTAGCTTTTTTAGTCTTTATTTTTCTCTTGCTTTTCTTTTATTTTGTCGTAATGTCTTTATTTGAAACCGATAAACCTAAAAACGAGAATTTATCTATTGAAAACAAATTTCCTTCTTCTGCTCCAGTTTCTGAGCAACCTAAAAATTCAAGTTTATTCTTTGATGATAAAAAGCCTAAAAATAATAATATTGATCTTTCTGAAATTTACATTTATGATATTACTTGCCTTAACAATAATTGCCATTTTAGCGATGATTATCATTTATATCCATTATCATTGATTACTTACATATCTTCAACTCACAAGCCATTATATTTTTATTTCGAGCCAAAATCTCACGAGCTTGTTAAATACTATTACGTATTTGACAAGCCAGTTTTTCAAAATTTACAAAAAAATAACAAAGGTGTTTCCGATGAAAAGTTTAATCAAATTCCTAATTCTTCCGTGTCTGCTATTAAATAGCCTTTTTTCTGCTGAAATTTATACTGATCTTTTAGATTTCGCACGTTTAACGAGTAAGGCTAACAATATAGCTATTGTAACCGATGAGAGCATTCATCAAGGTGAATACTACTTTATCTATCAAGACGAAGTAAAAATCACGATTTCGATGTTTAGAAAAATGCTTGAAGCAAAGAATTTGTATTTATATAAAAAAGATAATTTCTACTATGTAAGCTCTCAAAAATTGCCTGATTATGATTTAAGGCGTATCGATCTAAAAAATTACGTTGTTGAGGATGTTAATAAAATTCTTAGCCAGTTTGATCTAAATGCTACCTATGCGACCGCTTCAAACTCTGTTTTCTTTAGAGCTGATGATTACATCTTTGATCAAGTAAAAGACGCTATCGCTAAGATCGATAAAAGCTTAGAGCAAGTAACATTTAAGCTTACAATTACTGAAACAAATTTAAAAGATATAAAAGATTTAGGCACAAATTTAAATGGCTTACTTAAGCCACTCAATCACGGCGATTTAGCCTATTACATAAATTTAATTACTTCCCCTTACATTACTAATTCAAACGTCATTAAAAACGATGATAGTGCATTTTTTGGCATATTAAATTTTCTTGATACAAATGGCATTACAAAGATCATCTCTTCGCCAGTCTTGACGGCAAAAAATCACACAGAAGTTTATTTTAGCTCCGTTCAGAATATCCCTTATCTTGTTTCAAAAACTGATATTTCAAACGTTAATTACCAAAAAACAGACAGCTATGAATATAAAGACATTGGTTTAAAAATCAACTTAAAGCCTATAATCCTATCCGATCACATTGATTTTGACTTACATCTAATCCTTGAAGATATCCTTTCTCAAAGTTCATCTCTAACTCCCATTGTTTCAAAGAAAGAGCTTAAAAGCTCATATTCTCTTAAACGTGGTGACGTTCTAGTTCTCAGCGGTATCAATAAAAAGACCACTGCTAAGCAACGTAATGGCGTGCCAGTTTTAAAAGATATTTGGCTTCTTAAGTATCTTTTTTCAGTAGAGCAAGACAGCGAAATAAACTCTGTTTTAACTCTCACAATTCAAATAATTTAATGTTTTAAGGGGTGTAGGGGATATCCCCTACAAAAGGCGAGTAATAAGCTTTTTAGTTCGTTCAGCTTTTTCGAGCCGTGCAACAAACTAGCCAGCTGGGTCATAAAAGCCTCCTTCGCCTAAGTGTGTTTTGGCGTAGCCAAAAAGCCAACCATTTGTGCGGACG